CGTCGGTGTACTCCTGATGCGCGAGTTGATTCTTCGCTACCGTCGCGTCCATGTTTTGCTTGAACGCAGCCGAGTCACGCTTGAAGCGTTCGGCATCGCCTTCCTGCAAACCTTTCAGCGCGCTAGAAAACGCGTTCATCGCCGTTGCCATTGGCGTGCGCGTCATCGCGCCACCAATCACGGACAGCGCGAACATGGTAGATGTGAAGTCGCTCATTTCCTGCGGCGACATCGGCAGCGAACGCGGCGCTTCCGGTAATTTTGTGTAGACCGGATCGGCAGGCTTCGGAACCTCCTTCATGCGCTCTGCAATCGGTGCCTGCGCAATATCTCGCTGCGATGCAGCATTTTGGATGGTTTTAAGGGCGGCATCCTTCTTCGCCTGCTCTGCCGCCATCTGCACGGCAAACTGCGGAGGCATGCCGCCAGCAATGGCGCCCCCAGCCATCGGGGGATCGCCTACCATCGGCGGCGCAATCGGCCCCGGCCCTGGTCCAGCGGTAGCCGTGCGCATGCCGCCCGCACCCGGCAGCAGGGGCAGCGGGTTTGCGCCTACGATATCGGCAGCGCCGGGAGCGAGTTGATCCATTACGCGGGCGCTCCGGCGCGGCTTTGCATGGCTTGCATCATCGCCATCTGTTGCAGCATCTGGGCAACGCTGTTAGAGAAGTCCTTATCCGACTGTGCGGCAGCAATCGCAGCTTGCGTGGTCGGCCCTTGCGCGAGTCCGGCAGCCTGCAATCCCTGCGAGGTCAGCGCTTGTGCGTAGGCTTGCAGAGAGGCGTCTCGCGCCAGTTTCAGCTTGCTGATTTCCGCCTGCGCTGCCGAGTCCGTTTTTGCATCCCGTCCCATGTTCGAATACCGCTGGATAACCTCCTGCGTGCGGTCGTTCAGGGTTTTGTCCGCATTGGCGATGATCGCAGCGGGCGCCTGCCCAGATAGCCCTTGCGACAGCAATTGCTGTGCAGCGGCGGACGCGGGACCAGCAGCAGCGGTCAGGTCTTTCGACAGACTTGCTTTGTTCTTGCTGGCGTTTGCCTGACTCAAGCCCAGACCGGCCAGCGAGAGGGCATTCTTGCCCATATTTCCCTTGTCGTCCGTGATTCCGAGGAACTTCAGCGCCTTGTCTACGGCGGTCGTGGTGCCATTAGGGACATTCGTTGCAGCCAAGCGTACGTTATCGCCTAGCCCGGCTTTCGTGGACAGGTCCGTGATCGGCGCGGCAGCCTGCCCCTCTGGACCGTAGCCGCCGTAGCCCATGCCAAATTCAGGGCCGGGTTCGCCGAGATTGACGGGCGCGGTAGGCGCCTGAGCCTCCGGAACGCCCGGCAGTTCGGGCGCCCCACCACCGCCAGGACCGCCGCCACTTCCGCCACCACCCCCAACATCGATGCCGCTCGGGCCGGGCGTGGGCGGGCTAAGATCGGCGGGCGCACCAGTAGGCGAGCCCGCCGGAGTCCCTTCGCCGCCATAGGGCAAGCCGCCCGTCTCACCGCCGCTAATGGTGGGCGCTGCCGCATCCCCGCCATTGAAACCAGCGAATCCCTGCATCCCATCTAGCGCATCTGGATTCGGCGCGGCACCCGTAGCAGGCTCCCCGGCGGGTACGCCAGCATCTAGTCCACCGCCGCCTACAACACCACCCGCAGCCAGTTCTGGCGGGCCATAGCCGCCATAACCCATGCCGAATACATCCCCGGCGCCAGAAGCCGCACCACTTGCCGCCGCACTTTCAGCCCCAGCGCCCAAGCCGCCAGCGCCATACATGCCATTGACGCCCATGCCGAGGCCGAGGATCGACAGGACACCGGGCAGCCAATCCCAATCGCTGTAATTTCCGTACTGCTCCTGCATGCGGTCGTAGTTTTCCGCGATGCCTTTTTGCTGCGCCGACTCCATTGCCGGATTGGCGTATTGCTTGTACAAGTCCGCCAATTCAGGTTTATTCTGCCCCACGCCTTGCAGGTACGCTCGCATGGCTGCCTGCGGACCCCACCAATTAGCTATGCCCCTACCGGTTTGGATGGACTCATTGTTCGGGTCAAATCCGGTACTGGTCAGGTAGGAATTGAAGCCCTGATTGAAATCAGCCGCCGTCAATCCGTGAGTTGCGCCAATCTGCTTGAGTTGGTCGCCGAGGTTGCCCCAGTTGCTCTTGCCGTTCAGGGACGCGTAATATTCATCGTCCGTGGGAAGCTTGTCGATGTAGGTCCCGCCGCCGCCCGCAAAGTAGCGCCCATCCGCAGCGTCATACATCTGATCGGGGGTTAGTTCGCTCCAATTAACGGCATCGTAGGCCATAATTTACCTCAATGAATGTTCAACACGATATTGACCAACTGCAAGGATCGCCCGTAGGAAAGCATGAAATCCTCGAAATCCTCTCGTTTGTGCAAGTCTACGCCTGCAAAGTCAGGGAGTCCATTGATGCCAAGTTTCGCGTAAATCGACTGCATTTGCTGATTCAGGATCAAGAGCCAGTCCGTGTCAGATTCGGCGTCCATCAGCGGGTAGTACGTGAACGGCTTGCCGATGGAATACATGACATTGTAAATCCGTTGGTGTGCCATGCCATTGGCAAGCGCGAAGGCTTCGAATGCTTCCGGATCATCGAATTCCGTGTCGATAAACGGCAGGATATTCACTTACCAACCCCGTCCAGCCGTGAACTTGTACTTGAAATTTCCCGCCGTGACAGCCGCATTCGTACCGGCAGCATTGATTGCCGCGAATGCCGTAGCCGATGGCGTTTGCAGGAACATCCCGTTGCGTGAGACATTCAGTCGCTCCCACACCAGCGAAGTTGCGTCAGAGCCGTAGAACGAACGGTAGTCAGTGCGGTCTCCCACGCTGAAGCCAGATTGCCCCGTCGTGCATTCGATGATGAAATTGAATAGCTCCGGAGTGATGCCGAGGTTGTGTTGCCGCGTGGTCTGTGTGGCGTTACTCGGGAGAGTCGCCGTGAATCCTGAATCGTACATGCCCATGTAGGCGTAGCTGACCATACTGACTACGGCATTGCTGTTGCAATTGGCCTCGCCCACGAACACGGTCCACGACTGTGCGGATGCCGTGCCGTTGCCGAGGCTCATGCTCATGGCTTTGATGTTGAACGTGTAGTTGTTGTTGCCGTTGCTGGCCGTACCCGCCTGTTGATAGACCGGCGCGTTTGCGGTGAATACGGTAGATACCGTGCCGTTCGCTTCCAAGCGCAGGCCGAGATAGTTGATCGAATTGGCGGTCAGGTTCGCCCACGTCTGGTTAGCGCTCGTACTGGCAATCCGGTTCACGGCACCGGCAGCGCTGAAACCATTCGCCGCCGTCACGACGACAGGCGCGTTCGCAGTGATGTTCGCCGTGGTGACCGTCAGGTTCGCGGAAGTCAGCGGAAGCAGGGTCGAGGCTCCATTTGCATCCATCGGACCACTCAGAACGGTTTGACGCACCGGCACCGCGCTCGAACTTGCGGCCACACCTGACGATTGCAGCAGCCACACCGTATCCGAGGCGCGATATTGCAGTGCAACAATTCCATTTGCCGGAATGGCGCCTGCTGCTAGCGGCGTGCCGTCGATGTTGAGTATGTTCAGTGCGCCGCCGCCGTTGAAAGCCAGCGTAGATGAGCCGGTATTCGCGTTTACGGCCCTCATTTGGAGCAAAAAACCGTCCTGTAGGACGCCTGTGGTGCTTGCTGGCAGCGTTACCACGTAGGAATTCGCCGCTCCCGTATCAACAAGAAAATTCGCGTAGGTGGCGAAGTCGTTGATCGCGTTGATGCACAACGCAAAATTGTTGTCTAGTTGCGTCGTGGTGCCGCTAGTTGCGGCGCCCCAAACGGTCTGTCCGGTAATCGGTTTCATCTATGACCCCCAGCCCGCAGGCTCGCGTACGTACTCCATCTGGAATCCATTATAGATATTCCCCGCAGTCTCCGAGGTCAGCGTGAAGCCTAGGTAGTGGCCATAGTTTTCCACGTTGCCTTGCAGCCACACGTAGCCGCTTACCAGCCAAGTGAATGGCGCGCCAAGGCTATTGGTCCATGTGAATGGCGCTCCGACACTATTGAACCACTGAAACGCAAACGTACTGGCGAATGGGTTGCTCGGCGACTGCGATCCTTGCTCGCTGTCCACGGTAATGTCGATGCTGCCCTCGGTGGCAGGGAGCGTGCCTTCCACGCCAACTTTCAGCGACTGCTTGATCGAAATGAAGTCCGAGAAATCCCAAAACGAGGATTGAATCGTCTGGGAAATATCCGCCTCATCATCGGCGAACAATTTGTAGACCGACGAGCCTCCGGCTCCGTACAAAGTGTCCGTGGACTCGGTGGAGGTCGCCATGTGCGTGAGTTCGGCATCTTGGCTCGCCACGAACCACTTTTTATTGAAATATAGCGCCATGAGTTTGCGCGGACCAGCCATCGGGTCGTTGTAGGTGAACATGAACGCCGCGCACAGGATATTGAACAGCGAAACGGTTCCCGCAGTGACAGGACGCGTGAAATCGATGCGCTCAAATATGCCATCGAGGTCATCGCTCGCCTTGCGCGGAGTCGCGCCATACAAAGCGAAGATTCCCGACTCGTTCATGTACCAAATCGCGCGATAGTACGCAAAAATGGCGAACGGGAGGTCCGTTCCCGAGTTCGCGCTGATATTCGTGTTCGAAAACTGCGTGACGCCGCCGACAACCTGAACGTCGGCAATGATGTTGATGGAATCAGTGCCAAAAACGTACAGAAAGTTGTTCGCTGTGACAGTTTTTGTGATTTTCGAGGTCAGCGTCTCGTCGTTGATGGTCGTGGAGCCACCAGAGCCGGTGAAAACAGCATAACTATTCGCATCCGAGTAGCTCAGAGTGCGATTGTCGGTTCCGTTTGTGATCCATACTCGGTTTGAGTATGTCGAAATATCCGTTCCGCTTGGGGGTGCTCCGGTAATACCGCCCAAAGATGTTAGAGCCGCGCCATTCCAGTCGTAATAGCCGGTCGTGTCGATAATCAGAACACGTTCATTTTTCCACTGTGCTACGCGGACAGCGCTGCCGGAAAATGTGCCGGGCGCCGCTATTTGGGTGACGGCACCATCGGAAATCCGTACTTGGTAGGCAGCACCAGCGGTCGTGGAGTAGAACATATACGCCGTGTTGCTGATGTTGTATTCGTGGTTATACGATACGGTGCCGGTCAGCGTGGCGAGTACAGGGTCATTCTGCTGAACGGCTTTCAGGTTGCCGAAGTCGATGGGCATGACGTTCTCGATCCACGCGAATTGCGTAGTCTTGATGCCCTGTCGCGTTGCCTGGGTGTTGATCCCCTCGAACTCTCGGAAAACGTGGTTCTCCGACTGGATTTGGCCCTTCGCGGGGGGTACGCGCTGGCGCTGTCCCGTAGCCACGGCTACCGTCCGGGATAGGTATTGTACGCATCGGGCAGACGGCGGGTGTATACGCCGGTCAGCGCCCACATGGCGTTCTGCGCGTACTGTTGCATGAAGATATCGGCCTCGCCGTAGCTCTGCGATTTGAACTTCGCCATGTGCGCAGCGTAATACTGGACCGCATCGTTGAACGGATAGATGAGTTCGTCCACACTGCTGTTATCGACCAGCGGATCGGGCACGTAAAAGTAATCGATGTACGCCGTGTAGGTCTGGTCAGGCACCGGCTGAACGTAAATCACCATTGCCGCGCCAGTGCCGAAGTTCGACCATGCGCCGGGCCGCGATTGGTTTGTTTGCCAAGTACGGAACAGCGCGTTGAACTCGGTCCACGCCCGCCAGTACAGTGGGTAGCGAGTCTGCCCCCACAGCACGATAAAATTCATCAGGTCTACGGCGTTATCGCCCTTGCTGGCGATGGCGGACAGGGTATAGGTTTCCTGCCCCTGCGTGAGACTGACTGTATCGAGTTGCCGCAGGCACTTCGTATCGGTGGCTACGCGATTGCGCCCGATGTTGATGTAATCGGTGAGCTCCGCGTCCGACCAGAATTGCGCGTTGGCGTCGTGTAGCAGCCTACGTGTCGAAGTGATGTAGTTGGCGAGGGTGAGTGAAGCGATTTTTCACTCCCTAGCTGGCGAACTGCTTTTGGTCGCCCTCGGGTTTGTTCATCGAACCTTCTGCGGGCTTATCGCCTTTGCCGTCCCACAAATCGGTATCGGCAGCAGCACCAGACAACATCTTGCGCGGCATCTGGGATACCTTCGAATCGTTTTCCTTGAACTTTGGTTCTTCAGGTTCAAGGAAAACGAAGCTGCCGAGCTTTTCCAGACCTTCATCGAGTTGACCGCCCCAGTTCACCCAGCCGAGGCGATGTAACGCGCGCTTCTTATCCTCCTCGCCGTAGCCGAAGATGTGAGCCGCTGCTTCGTTCGAAATGGCGGTCACTTCACCCGGACGAAACTCGTAGTTCTGACCGTCGTACTTGGCGGTCAGGATGTTCGTTTTTTCATCAGGCAGGGTGTTTTTCACGCCGATCATGGCTCGTCCTCTGGGTTAGACGGGTTGCAGGTAGGTAGTGTCGGTGATGCCGCCGACAGTCGCGGCCAGAACCGGCAGTGAAACAATCGAGCCGTTCGAGTTCGCCGGAGTGGCGTACAGCACCGGCACCGCCTGAAAGTGGAACCCCGCATCCTGAATCACGGTGCCGACGTTCGAGTTCGCGTTTGCGTTCGCGCCGGAATTCGCGGTAATCCACGCCGGACGCGGCATCGCCAGACCTTGCGCGTAGTCCGAACCGGTCAGCGCGGCGTTCTGCGTAGCGGTGACAAGACCATTCGCGGTGTTGATCGCGATGGGTTGCGATACACCGAGATTGCCGCCCGCAGTCGTCACGGTGAAGTTCGACACCACGAAGTTCATAACGGCGGTTGCTGCGGGGCCGGTCGGCGAGAACGTGAAGGTGGGCACGGCGGTAAGGCCGGTGTTGCCCATCGTCAGCGGCCACATCGCGGTCAGGTTGCCGGAGTTCGTCAGCGTCTGGTTCAGGCTGATGTTCGCGCCACCCGGGAAGTTGTCACCCGGCTGGTTCAGAGCCTGGATGGTACCCGCCGAAGCCAGACCCGCGCCGCCGTACACCACGGACACGGTGTTGATCGTGCCGTTAGAATTCAGGTTGCAGGTGAACGTCGGTTGCAGGTACGGGGAACTCTGGTTTGCGCCGGGCTGCCATACGATGATCGGAGGCAGCGAGAAATTGCCACCAGTGGTCACGGTAACAGTGGTATTGACCGATCCGCCCACCAGCGTGCCCCACGTCGAGTTTCCGGACGATGGGGTGACGGTGACAGTGTTGTAACCGTTGGTTAGGTTCGCGCCGACGTTGGTGATAACTGCGCCTATAGCCGTGCCGGTCGTATTGGCGATACGGAAATTCTGCCCGTCGCTGGACACGGTAGCCGCTTGGCCCGGCTGCGTGTTGTAGGTACGCCACCGCAGGGACACGGTATCGTACCATTGCAGGTCGGTGTAGCGCCCCACGTTCACCTGATACTGACCCGCAGGCAGCACGAACGCCTGCGCGGCCAACAGGGTGACCGGGAACGAGGTATTCATGCGTGCGGTCAGGTTCGGACCCCCGCCCGGCTGTTGCAGGTTGATGCTCGGGCGAAGTTGGTTGCCGCCCTGATACCCGATTTGGTTCAGACCCATGTCGTTCTCCCCTTACAGCGAAATGGACGCGTAGCTGCCGATACGCGTGCAGGATTTCGGCTTGACGTTCACCATTTCGGCAACGGTGAGGACTGCGCCGACGTAACCGACCTGCCAGTTCGGGAGGGTGGACTCGAAGCCGGTGAAAGAAAACGACGCCTGTTCGTGAATGTACAGGTTGATGTAGTTGGTGTTCAGTAGGTACATCGTACCTTCCGGGCAGTCCGGATCGCAGAAGATCGGCACGCCGGAGACCATCAGCGCGCGGAAGCTGGAGCGCGGGCCGGATTCGGATTCGTCGAACCCGTTGCCGGGGGTGATGACGTAATCTTCCTGGTTGATGAAGTCCTGTTGCAGATACGCCCAAGTACCGACACCGCAGACGCCGAAGTTCGGCATTTCTCCGGACGCCTTGTAGGTGCCTGCGATGTACTGCGCGACGTTCTGGCGGGTGGGCGCAACGTTGGCGGCGTTGTAGACGGTAGACTTCCACCACGTATTCGTGGTGCGGTTGATATTCCCGTATGTGACGAGGTTGGTGCCGTCGTCAATCGCACCGGGCAGGCCGATGAACTGGCTGGTGTCGGCGGTGTTGTTGTAGATCGCGGTGGACATGAGCGAACACATTTGGTTCGTGCTGTCGTTCATGGTCGCTTCGATGCGCGGGATAACCGCATGCGCGTCCTGCACGATGCCTTCCATGCCGAGATACGGGATCGGCACGATGAGCAGTTTCAGGTTTTGCTCGGTGAGGTAGGCCCCTTGCTGGACGGCTGGCTGATTGAACTCGCCGCTGTAGTCGGACCATTGTCCGGTCACGAACGGAGCGCCCTGCACCGGCACACTGACCGAGGACACGCCGCCCATTGCTGGCTGACTGTTGCCGATCAGGTTGCCCAGAAGCGGGGTGTTGTTGTAAATCTGGACGACCATCTTGGGCACGAACGCGCGCCGAGTGATGTACGTCAACTCGGTCCCGATTGCCCCGCCGGGAATAATACCGGTGCCCAAAACGCTCATGATGCTCTCCCTGTTTGATGATTAGTGCATTTTTACCCGGCCAGCCTTCAAATCCTCGGCAGCCTTGTACGCTTCGGTCAGCGCCCACTTGCGGATACCGCCCGCCTCTTTCACGTCTTTGCCAGCGACTGGGAGAGTGTTCTGGCGAATCAGTGTGGAGGGCGTGGGAGTCGCAAGCTTTTGCGACATGCTGTAATGCTCGGCAGCGGTATCGTGCGACGGAATCTGCTTTTCGATCATCAGTTTTTCGATGGAAGCAACTTCCTCTGCGCTGAAACCCTTTTCCTTGAGTGCCGCGCGCTTGCCCTGAATCGTCTCTACGCTGTTTTTCTCAGCGAGTTTCTTTTCGAGGGAGTCGATTTTCTCCAGATGCGGCTTCAGGTACTCCGCCGTCCGGCGCTCGGTGTCGAGTTCGGGAATCGGCAGGTTCGGATTCTGGTGCTTGAGCAGCGCCTGAAACGAACGGCGGGTTTTGGGGTCCTCAGACAGGGACTTGGCGAGTGTCGCCAGCCCCTTGATCGTGGTTTCGTCCAGACCTTCGAGGGAATCGGCCATGATTAGCGCGTATCGCCCGGTTTTTTGATCGACATGCTGTTTTTCGTCATGGCGCCGGCCTTTTTGGCCGATGACAGACCGCCGAGGGCCGCGAAACGGGGCGGATTGACGACGCGCCCGTTCGTTTTGCTGTTGTCGAGTTCGCCGCGACGGCCTTTGCTCGACGGTTCAAGGTAGCGAGTGGTCACGATGTTTCCTTTTACGCGGGCATCGGCATTGCGCCGGGCGGCGGACCGCCAGCGCCAGCGCCGGGCGCGCCGCCAGCGCCCATTGCTGCCAGTTCCGGGGATTGCATCCCGGCTTTTTGCATCAAAACCTTGAGTTCAGCGGGAATCAGTTCTTTCGAGGAGTCGCGCTGCTGACCGAATACCTTGGACAGACCAGTAAGCGCCGCCATGATCGAGCGCCCTTCGTTCGATTCGGCACCAAACGGGGGGAGCGACTTTTCCAGCAAGTCCATTGCGAGACTGATACCAACCATCGCTTCCTGCTGCTCGCCCTCGTTCGGCTGCGGCGTGGTCATCGGAGCGCCAGCCGGAGCCGCGCCTTGGTCGCCGCCCATGCCGGGTTCCGGCTCATCGGCTCCCATCGTTCCCTGTCCACCCGCAACAAGGCTCATTAGTTGGTCAGAAGGCATGCTCATGGCGCGACTATATACAGGTTTTTGGGAAAGTCAATAGTGGGCGCTAACTTACACTCCACCCACCGACCCAACACGCGCCAGATACTTGCTGATGATGTATCGCTGCGCTCCGGTAAACGTGCCGCTATAGACAACAATCTCCCGAACGATGATATTGGAAAAATTCGCTGCGGCACGTGCGGCTCCTACGGTGATACCGCCTGGATTATTGGCGCCAGCATCGCCGGTTTGCAGTGATCTGGCCCCGCCACCATAGGCAACATACGCAGAGGCGGTGCCGCTTGCATAAAAACCAGATACCGCGCGGGCATTCAAGGCGATTGCACTGTCAGCAGTAAGCGATGAACCGGCGTTCGCCTGTAATGTTGGGCTGCTGCTGGTCTGGGTGACTTTCATATCGGCGGCTGAACCGTCGAAAATGACATCCCCTGAAGTCCACGTTACTTGCGAATATGCCAATGCAATAAGACACGGCTGATTAAGCGTAAATGTCGCCTGCATGTAGTCGTTCGAGCCATCGAACAGCAGGGAACCATCCGAGAGAACGGTTGGACGCGCAGAAGCCGTTGCTTGCAACAGTGGCCGTAGTTGATTGGTCGCATCCTCCCAGCGCGATGCCGCCCCATTTACCGCTGTCACTCCCAACCGATACCGATACCATGCCGCCATCATGTTTTGAAATGGGGGATGCGATTTCCCCACGATGCGGCGAGTAGCTACGGCAGTAGACATGATTGGACCCTCAAATAGCAGGAAAAAAGTATGAGCGGCACATACACTGCCAGCAAGGGTATCAGGGTTGCCGGAAAATTCATAGTGGGTACTAACTTACCATATGGATTCCTGCTGCGTCGAATTGATCGTGGCTGAAGCGGTGCCGGTAATCGAGCCGGAACGAATCCGTACAAATTTCCCAGCGGGAATGTCGCGGCACATTGTCCAGTTGTTTGACTGCACCTGATTTAGCACTACCGCCAGCGTGATGGTATTGCTGTAGGTCTGCACCGCTTTGGTAGTCCAATCCCCCGGAGTCGTGCTGTTGGTATCGGCGGTTTCCAGGAATACGCTGACAGCCGCCGGGCCACCGATGGTTGAAGTGGTTGAAAATGACCCCTCGTAGCAGGCACGAGATACCCGAGTCGCGCTGATCTGGAATCCAGTCGAACTCGTTGTCGTGACCAGCGAGCGCCCCGGAGAGTCATTGATAGTAGGCGTATTTGCCTTATTCGAAAGCGCCGTGGCGATAGCGCCGCTCGATGCCGCGTACGTCGCGATTCCATCAGGCGTGATGTACCCGCTGCTGCTGGTACTGCGCATGATCGGAATACGGTCGGTAGCCTGCGCTGGATCGCGCGAGGTAACGTCCCATATTCTGGTGCCTTGGGCACAGACTACATTAATGGAAATAAGCCAAAAAAAAGTGGCTACTGCCAAGATTTTCTTCATTTTCTACCCCTTCGGTTAGTAATCGCGTAGCCCGGTTGATGCATCGGCCATGATCTGGGTCTTGTCATCCCACTGTAGGAAAGTCTGGCCGCCACTAGTTACCCAGTCTTGTTGCTCTATGTTCAGGGCGCCCCAGCACCGTGGAGAAATGTTGATGTAGTACCGCTTGTCGTTTGGGTCTGGAATAAGAAATGGCGGGGTGGGAACAAAGATGAAAGTCTGGTGTGGCACATCCCAGCGTACTGTCTGGCCGCTATCGACGCTTGCCTTGTAATCGGCGTCATTGGCATACATCCACGCGTGAATAACATCAGCGTTTGCTTGGGCGCTTGCTTGGTCTGGCCAGTAGAGTGGGCCGGTAGTCTGGGCTGCAACCGAGAAGGAGCAAAAGAAGAGGATGGCGAGCAACCATTTTTTCATGGGAACCTCACAAAGTGTTCAGATAGGCAATGATCGCATCACGCGTGGCCTGGTTATGCGCAACATTGTAGATGATCACCTCGGCCACTTGGATATTGGCAAACAGGATATTTGCGCCGATCGCGCCTAGGGTAAAACCGCCCATGTTGCCCGCACCAATGTCGCCAGTGGTGGGAGCATTGTTGTTCACCTGGATCAGGCTGCTAGCGCCATTGAACACACAAGCCACGGAAGCATAGGTATTTACCGCAACACCAGTGTTGTTTGCCACGGAGTTGGCAGCCACAATTTCTAGGCCCGGGGTGGAACCACGCTGCGCTAGGGCACCAGTAGCTGTCGAGTCCCCATCAAATACGAAATCGTTGCTGGTCCAAGTCACTTGTTTGAACCGCAAATAAACTGTCTCTGGCTGTATCAGCGTAAAACCAGCGCACTTCATAAACTGAATCACGCCATCAAACAACAGCGTTCCATCACCTGGAATACTGGGCTGATTTGCACCTGTTGCTTGCAGTAGGTGATGATTCAATCCGCTCTGGTCAGTCCACTGGCTGCAAAAACCAGCGCCTACAATGCCGGTGTTTTTGCGAAACCAAGCTACTTGGTTGGCCGAAGGAGGGCCACCCCCTCCACTAGATACGGCACGCCGCAGCGCCCAATTGTGCAGCATTAGGTCGGCGTCCAGTACACCGTTACGTCGCAGGTGCCGCCGATTGTGACGCCAAGCCCAGTTGTGAAGGAGCACGGGGATGGCACGAATTGCCCAGCAGTCATATTCATCGTATTCATGATGATGGCGGCATTGCCCTGCACTATATTTCCCAAATCGGTGATGAGAATATTTGCGTTGCTCGACTGTGTAGGCAAGATTCCGAAGAACTGGCCCTTGAGACCCGCGCCACACGAAATGTTTCCACTGGCAGTCAACCGCGTGTAATTCTTCCCCTCAGATACGGCGATACCCATGTGGCGCTCCCTGAAATGGTAAAGGGGCACTCCGGCCCCTGTTGGTGTCCGGTCGTCAGCCGGACGGAATTAGCGACGACCTTTGCGGCCCATGCGCATGATGGTCTCCTTTCGTTAGTGAATGCTCACTTTACTACGGAAAGATTACCCGAACCGGCTCCTTTTTGCAATGCCGCTGCCGCTTCGGTAGCACGCTCCTCCTCGGCGGCTTTCGCGCGCTGCGCCTGCATGACCCTCCACTTGGCGATGAGTTCCTGCAAATTCTGCGGCTGTTCGGCTTCCAACAATGCTTCGCCGTCGATCACGCCACGGTCGAACATGGCGTAGGCGCCGTTCTTCTGATCCTCTATGAATACCGGGCTGCTGCTGTGCGCATCGACTTTCACCATGTAGTCCGTGGTGAACTGGGCGGCAATAAACTTTTCCGGCTTGTCGGCTTGGGTTAGCAGCGGATCGGCGTTATGACGCTGATCGAGCCGCAGGTATTGCGTGCCGATGCGTTCCAGCGCGTCCTCGATAACCAAGGCGCGTTTTTTTGCGCGAGAGCTACCTAGTTGCGCAAGTCGATCTGTTTGGCCCTTGCTTCGTACTCCGGCCTCGCCCTTACCTTTCAGCACGTTCGACAGACCGATGGTTTCATCAAACATGGCATCGATTTCGTGAACGTCTGCCCATGCGTCTGGCGGCACCATCGGTTTGAATTCGGTGATTTTCGCCATCGGGTCGGTAGCACTAACGAGTGCGTTTAGCGACCGGAGCGCGGAATTCTTTTCATCCACGGCGCCCCATACGCCAGATGCCGCCTTCGCTGGGTCAACCTGCCGGTTGATGAGTTCGTGAATCTGCCCCATGCGATGTTCGCGCTCGCCTTGCAGCTTAACGAGTTTTTCGACTTCGCTACGGCCCCAGAAATAGTCCGACATGGGGTTCGGGCAAATCTGCGTGAACGGATGGTCGCCCGGCAGAAACATCGACTCTGCGGCGCTACGGTCGTAAATCGTGACGCCTGGATCGGCAATCGTGGCAACGCGCCATCCGCCCTTGGGCGTGGACTTGTCGTCGTCATCCCACACCCAAAGTTCGTGAAGCTCGATCAAATCCTCGGCGGTGCGCGGCACGTACCAGTCGAGATTCGCGGACAGCGGCGCGGTCACATTGCCCTGAATATCAGGCGAAACGCTACTGGTGATGATGCGCTGCACGCTGGCTGGTAGTTCCGCCTCGTCGTCGGAGTGACGGTTCGCGCTGACACGCTCCAGCAATTGCGCCTTGTTCGGATGCGCGTCGATATCCCGTGCAAGTTGATCTTTGGTCGTCATGAAAACGTGAACGAACGCCTCCTGACGGTCGAGCATGCTAACGTCCTCGCGCAGCACGCCGAAATTGCCGGGATCGATCACGAACGGCATGGTTTCCTTACCGCGCTGAATCAGTTTGATAATCGTGGTCGCGTAGGTCAGCGAATCCTTGACTGCCAATGACACGATCATATCGGCATTCGAATCCTGCCAACGGTCGTTCAAGCGCTCTTTCAGCGGCGGAATCTTCGGCATTTCCTCCATTTTGTTGACGCCGGGGCCGAGTTTGATGCTGAAGCGCGTGGTTTCGGCGGCGAACAGGAACGCGGCGAGCGTATCCATGCTGGAGTCGATTTTGTTGAACGCGGCAGGCTCTTGGCCGGGCGCAACGCCGAAAAGCGCGAAGGATCGCAGGGTTTCGTAGTTCGCTTTCCGCATCCCGCGCGAAACGAGGCATCGGGTACACAATTCCCAATAAAATGCTTCGCGCTCGGCTACGGGAGGGATTTTCATGCTGCTTTCATCGCCTTGGCGGTGATTTCTGCATCACTCTTGGAAATGATCTTTTCAACCTGACGTTTTGGGAATGTATCCATCATCCCTTTCACATCTACGGCGCCGCTCGCGCCATGCTGCGCCAACGCACCGAGTGCGCCGGGTCCGTTTCCAGCAATAACACCTGCGCCGACCTCATATTTTCCGCCAGTCGGCACTGTTCCCCAAGGTTTCGGGTATTTTCTACGAATTGCCTCTTGGGCAGCGGCAAATTGCGCTTGTTTTGGATTGGCTACGCGCGCCGCAGTAGTCCCGCCGTGATTATTCATGTCCGACAGGCCAAATTCCTTGGCGATTCGCTCAAGTGACTGATCGATACCGCGTGTGCGGCCTCCGGTGCTGATGCTGGTAGGCGTGCGGAACTGCCGCGAGACTCCGGCTGTGCAGCCACGCGGGCATATAGGCTCCTCGGCCTCAAATGGCCCGTGACCTTTGCAAGAAAATTCCTTGATGATGCCCATAAAAGTTAGTGTGCCTTCACTTCTGTTTTCTGTCAATCATCGGGGCCAGCCGCGTCGGAGCCGACAGTCGCCCCACCAATTGCAGCCGCGCGCCCTTGTTGTCTATCTGGATATGGAACTTCGGTGGCATGCGCTTCGGTTCGGTGCGGCGCTTCAGTTCGCGCTTCATGCCTTTTTTTTCAAACATCAGCAGCCCAGCGTCCCATGCGCGAGCGAACCTAGTCAATGCGCGCTGATGCCTTTCTGGAATCGGCATCTTCCCGTTCAGCCATTTATAAAAATCCTGATGCACATTCCAGCCGATAGCGCGCAGCATGGCGAGGGTGGGTAATTCTCGATCCTCCTTACCCGCATGCGCACCCTGTCCGCGCTTGACGTGACCCCGCAACCAGCGGCGCAGATCATCCTCCGACATAACGGTTTGCGTTTCCATCAGACGACTGGACGCGGAATCTTGCTGATATCGTGCATGCCGACACGATTAGTCAGGTGCGCGTAGACATTTCGGCCAAGTGCGGAGGTCGGACCGGTTTTCGGCGGTTCATTTTGGCGTGCGCGCGTGACGCCGCTGTGGGCAAGTCGCACCTGCATCCATTCGCGCCATGCCATCGTGGCAAGTGCGGCGGCAACCACGCGGTCGTCCTTGGAGCGGCCCGGCGCTTCGATTTTCCCCTCGTTGCGCTCGACCTTTTTCATTTCCTCTAGAAGTTGCAGCGAGTTCACGGTAATCAGTGAGCGCTCGAAGCCGTCACGGTACGCGCTCATCATGATTTCCTTTGTTGCGGTCGTGGTTTTCCAGTGGTAGGCGTATCCACCGCCTACACTGTCAGCGCGATGGTAGAGATAGTTCTGGATGTTCGCGCAAATCTGGGTAATGCGTGGGTCCAAGCCTTCGATATGGCCGACCAGCGACTGTGCTTTTTTGATGTAGTCCCACACCAGCGCGCCGGGGCCGTTGATTTCCATAATCATCATGATGTTCACTTGCGGCGCACCGTTGCTGTACAGACCAGCGAGGTAGAGCAGCGCCCACGCGAACCGCTCGGTGTCGCATGAAATGGTGCAGTACTCGGCAACCTGCTCCATGCCGTCGCCGAACACGCGAAATACCTGGATGCAGAATTGATCCTTCCATTCGGTCGATCCGAATGCAGGATCGGCGCCGATCACGTAGTAACCATTGGTCGCTGGCGTCTGCCACACTTTCAGACTCGCGTGATCCTCGACGGCATCAATCAGTTCGGTATCCTGCATCGCGGGACCGAATACGATGCGGTATGGATCGTACATCAGCGCATTGCTGCCGCCGTTGCCCATGATGACCTTGCGGCGGTCGTTCAGCGCTGCGTTCGTGAAAAACTTAGAACCGGATGTCTGAAACGCGTAATCCTCGGTCGGCGGGAAGTTCTCCATGAGCTTGGCCTGATCCTGCAATTCCTCGGCTCCCATGTAGCGCCACCACGCTAGTTGCTCGTCGTCAATGTCGAAGTCGTAGAGTTCCTTAACCTCGCGCATCCACTTCGATTCTTCCGGCGTAGGCGTCCCGTCCCAATAGACTTCGTATTCGGACGAACCTTTCTTCTTCCGGTACAAATCATTGCGCCACCAGCCGATGAAAATGGCGCGCTGCACGCGAGACATTTTCGCGGTACGCCACATTTCCTCGAACATATTGTAGCCGCGCGCGGTCGATTCGTAGAGATACAGGCGGCGCGGATTGGACTGCGCGAGGGAGGATTTAATGTCGGCTAGCGCACCCTCGTCGCCCCAGTTCGACACTTCGGTGGCGTGCATGAAACTGATCGCCTTGCCGACGCCGACCGAGCGCTTTTCCTTTTTTTTCGTTCCCGCGACCTGATAGAAAATACGGCTGCGGTTCTTGATTGTCATGGCCGTGCGGTTGTGCGTGCCAATCGGGCGCTTCCACTTGTTCGGTAGGCTGTCCACGTACATGGTCAGCGTGGTGCGGAACATTTCGCGGTTCTCGTCGGTGTCTGTGATGAGCGTTCCCGACGTGCCCCCGAACTTGAAATGCCAGTACAGGTCTAGCGCTAGACAGGCGGTGGAAATCATCACCTGTCGGCCTTTGAGCACGATGAACGTATGGACGCCCTCGGCCAAACCTTTTGCGACTTCCTGAATGAAATATTCCTGCGTTCCGCGCCATTGCTGGCCTAGCGAAACGATGCCGAATTCCTTTGTCTCGATTTTCAGGTCGGCGCAGAATTCACGGAATTCGGCTAGATTGAAGTTCATTCCGCCATTCTAGGCGTATTCAGTTGCGACTTCTCGACAGGCGGCGGCGTAGTCTTGAACTTCGGTATCGGAAAGAAGATAAAGCAGCCGGACAGTTGCGTGCAGAGTACAAAAATAAGGACGCTCTTCATTCTTCCTCCTCAACAGTCTCCACATCAACCCACGTGAAAATCTGTTCACCCGTCACCGGATCATAGTCGCGCCATTGCTGCTGTAGAACCTTTTCGCCGTTGCGCATGACATAGCGAATCTGAGGGATAGCCATTGGCATTTTTGTTCTCCTTAAGAGCGTTCCATAACTTCCGACCACCAAGCCATCTTGCCTTTTTCGATGGCACCGAGTAATGCAGTTTGTCGAACCAGACAATTATGCGACCATGCGTTCGTACTAGCCCCATCGAAATCGCAAGTAACGACGAACAGGAATTGCAAATCGCCTGACTTTGCCTGCTCAAGCAATGTTTCCGCCAGTTCGACTACGGTTTTCTGTGGCTCACGCACGCATTTTATTGAAGAAAATTTCGGAGATTCGACGCTCACAATACCGCCTCCTTCTGATATTTACGCGCAATCTCGCGCATGAAGTGTTTCCCCTTCGACGGCGCCTCGATGAACGCCTGGAATCGTTCCGGTGTCACGCCGAGATACCGCCATGTGGTTCCGTCCTTGAACGTGGCGCGCAGTTCGAGCGTTTCCGGCTTGTAGCCGTACGCACTGAGCAGCGAACTCGTACACGGATGCATGACAAACGGTTTTTCTTCCGGCGTGCGCGGACGTGCTACGCGCTCAAGCACCGACATCACTGCACCCGCGTAGTCGAAATCCCCATCGGCTGACCAGCGGCGTTCAGCACGCCACCGCCGCGCAGTTGCTGCTGGAGCGAGACTTTTTCGAGCGCATCGACATGGGCACGCGCCGCTTTGTCCGCAGCTTCGGGGAATTTCTCGATGGCATCCGACAGCGCCACGGCGTCAATCTCGAACGGCACTGCCATCTGCTGACCGCGCCATACGAGCATGACGTTGCTTTTCCAGATCGGCTTGCGACCGGAGCCACCATCCACCATGCCGTATTTGTTAACCGGCGTGAATTTGTACAGGTCCCCGTGCTTCAGGTCGGTGAACTGCTCGGTGCGGTACATGCCGTCAGGATCGAAGCCTTCGACATTTGATTTCATGGGCGCGGGCTTTTCGCTTTCAATCAAGTCGGTCATTGTGCCACCCCGCTCATCAGCGATTCAGTCAGGCTTTTTGGTTTCCAGCCGTGTGCTGCCATTGATTTATAGCGCGCACCTTCACGCAGCGCGATAGCTATGTTCTTCACAATCTGCCACGGACCATCGCCATTCAAATCGCTTGGGATTGCCACGTTGTGGCGATAAACCGTACGCAATGCCTTGCATTTCTTTGCATTCATTTCGTTCTCCAGTCTGGGTGAGTGGTGAGGAACGCGGCACCGACCGGCCCAGAACCGGCCTCGGAGTTTCTCCGAGCGCCGCCACTTCCAACCGGGCGCGTCCTCGGCACGAACTCTCGCACATCCGCAGAAAAAAAGAAAGCCCCGGTCGGAGGAGGACGCTGGGGCTTTAAGTCACCAGGAGGGTGACGAGGCTTGGCGGTGAAACATGTAGTTGGTGGCAGGCGCTGATCTCCTGCATGCGGCGTCGGCTTGGGGGCATCACCCTAGCACGGTCAACATTTGGTGCCATTCCTGGCGGCCAGCACCGCTTAATCCGTGAGTGCGCATCAGCCTGCGCATTCACCAACACGGCTGCGGACTGTTATGACGCGCGGGTAGGCTACGCGCTCATACTCTGCCAGGAGGAACAATCCGCATGCGTCTTGGTGAAACTGTTGGCGGCAGACTCCAATGTCACCCGTATTTTTGGCTCGTCATCTGCGCGTACGGTCGCAGCTTTCGCCACGCCAACACCCACATCCTCTCACACCTGCAGGTCAGTGTGCAATCACTAACACGAATCATCCGGCCCTTCGTGAAAATTCCCGCGCTCGACGTGCTTTAGTTCGTGGCTAATCACGCACAGCGTTTTCGGCAGGCTCATGTCATCGCGGATGTATATCAGAAATCCCTTATCGCCGCCGTTCACGTAGCAACCGTTCGCCGGGTAAGTCGGACGCGTGTTGAAACATTCAACAGCAGGATCGGCTACGAAAAATATCGTGATACGCGGCCACGCCTGGACCGGCCTCGGCATCCAGAATAGCAATGCCGCCAGAAATAGTAATGTACTCCATTTCCATTGGGGATTTCGGAGGAGAGCGGGCCGGTAACTTGGGCGATTGGCGGCATGGCTAATCTACCTTCCCTAGAAAACCGGTACGGCGAACCGGCAGACTTTCATAGAACCCGCGCCACAGCTTCTCCCGTTCGTCCAATTCCTTCATGCGCTTGTCGTATTGCGCATCAGTCTCGAACGGAGAACGCTTGCGCTCATCTGGAACCCATCCTGAATTCGGCATGGTCAACTCCCTGCAAGGAATTCCCGCAGAATATCAAATTTTTTCGGCGCGCGCGACTTTTCTTTTTTTTGGTGGGGGAGGGGAGAGTTGGGTGCCTCGACCGAGGCGGGGGCCGGACCCATTTCGATTCCGACCCAACCGGTTGCACGCGCGAGGCCGTCCGATTCGTTTATGACAACCACATAGTTAGTAAGCACTTACGAACTGAATGAACGATAATACCCATTATGTTAAATTCGCCGCATTGCAACAACCCATTGTAATCAGGCACTTGCGAGCATGGCACACTAAAGTGCGCATTATCGCCTGCACACCACACTACCGCTAGTGCCTAATGGTGCCTGGAATAACTGCCGAGCGTGGCGAGGTTCGGATGCAAGGCAACACGGACTACTTGGACCACGATCCGAGCGCGCCATCCAATTGTCGCTTGGACGACATTTCACAATGTGAAATGAGAGCGCTAGGAGGCATGCAACACCGATCCCCGCTGCATAAATGAACACGTTCAATATTCCACATTATTACCCGGATAAAACTCAGTTTAAATGTAGTAACAAATCGTTCCAAAAGTCGTTCCAGAAACACCCCTCCGTTCCAAGGAACGTTCCAGCCGTTCCGGTGGAACGATTTGGAACGATTTTCCAATTAACTTAATATAATCATATACATGCACCGTTCCAAAGCGGAATCGTCCAGGAACGATAGTGACCTGGAACGATTTCCGTATTTAAGGGGGGTACGGGGGGGAACGACAGAACTAAGCAGGCGTTTCGCACTGATTTGGTGCTTTATTACGGATGGCGCTTGTCTCTCTCGATCAGCATGTACTGCGCAATGTCATAGGCTTCCTTGGCTATCATCTGATGGCGATTCAGCCTCCCGCTTGCGCCGATGGTTGACTCCTCGTTGCTTTCACGAGCTAGGATGCCGGTTAAGGCTGCAAGCGCCGCAGCATCGAGGTATTCAGGCTTGGTCATGTGTTGCTCCTTAGGTAATGCTGGCAGCAGCCTTCCGGCCAGCGTTGGTCAAAATCCACTTCTTGCGCTCCTTCTCCACCAGCTTGTCGGCATGGAGGTCGGCAATCAGCCTGGAAACCTTTGACTTGAGCGCGTTGCCGTTCTTGTCACGCCATCCACACGCTTCTGCCCAGTCCGTGAAACTGCTGTTCGGATGGTGGAGCATTTCGTACATCAGTTTGTTCTCGTCGGTCCACTCAGCATGCTCGGCCTTGACAACGTCATAATCTGTCATGGGCGTAACGACTACGGACTCGACGGGACGACCCTTGGCATCCTTGTAATTCTTGAGGATAACGGGCTTTACTGCAAAGTCCATCGGCTCGAAAGGTGGGCCACGGAACTTGCCCAAGCGGTGCATGGTGACGCGCTCGCCTTGCAGAAAGGCAGTCAGGTTGCCGTCAATATCGTTTAGGAAGGCGCCGCCACCGCGTGGCAATAGGGAATCCTTGCCTGCTGCCTTGGTTGGGTGGCAAAGCACCAAAACGGTAGGATTTCCAGGCATCCGGCTTATGTCGCGGAAGAACTGGGCGTGGTGCTTGGCTTCTACATTGTCAATTTCGTCCGATCCACCGAAGAATGCGGCGCTCGTATCAACCACCACAAGCCCGTATGGGCCGTTTTCCTCGAACTCTATGTCTAGCTCAGGGATGAGGCTGCCGATGCCTTGCGCACCGGCTCTGACGCGAAATTGGCCTATTCCAGGCAGCAATCCGAACTCGGTTGATGTGGCGATGGTTCTGGCCTTCTGATCCTCGTCATTTTCCCCGGATAAATACAGGACGCGCTTGGCAACGGTATCCCTGCCGGAGAACTTCTGACCGCATGCGACAGCCAATCCCATGTAGGTAGCGATGGCAGTCTTGCAGTGTCCAGTCAGTGCTGTCAGCGCGTAAACCCGACTGGAAATCAGCAGCCCATCGATCAGGTAGTCAGGCGACTCGAAAGAATTGACGTAATCCGCGAAATCGAGGGCTGGAAGGCGCTCTTGGTAAGTGGCCGTGGGTTTGGTCTCGGCTATCTCACGGACCTCCTCGTAAGCCTCTATTGGCGGTTCTGGCGGCATTGAATCCATCCTGGCTTGCTCGCTGATGGCATTCTCCCGCGTCAACTCCCGTACATTCTCCCTAGCCCAAGCCTTGAACGCCTCGTAATCCTCGAAATCCTCGGGCGTTACATCGGTCGGCAGTATCTTCGTCGTGTTGTCCGTATTGCTCGCCAGATGCACGGCTAGCGGCCAGACCTCGCACCAGACTAAGATTTTTCTATCAGTGAGCGCTAACCAATCGTAGTTTCGCCAATCACCATGCCATGTCACACAGGCGTAAATATTGCCTGCTAACTTGTCGGCGTATTGCAGCGCGCGCAGATCGGCGCACACCATGACAGGAGCATTGGGATTGGCGCGCAGTGCATCGGCGCCCAATAGCTCTTGCGGAGTCTCCCTGAGTACAGCGGACATTTATTGGTTGTTCCGGTTCTGGGTAAGAGTGAAACAATACTGCTGATTGCCGTTAGTACACACTCACGTACGCACAATGCCCTCCCCGCCCGGACGGAGCTAGGTTAGTCTTTGACGAAGCATACCCAGTGCGTGGCGGCGGCTTTGCCAGAGCGATGGCCAATCAGCGGCTTTCGGTCTGTAAGCTTCAATAGCTCGTTTGTTTTGATCTGCACTTCCGCCCACTTGAAAATCAGCATGCCGCCAGTTTCAAGTACGCGGAAGCATTCCGAGAATCCCGCGCGAATATCATCGCGCCAGTCTTTTCCTAGAATGCCGTACTTCTTGGCCATCCAGCTTGCGGGGCCAAGATTTACAAGGTGCGGGGGATCGAATACCACCACCTTGAACGAGCCATCCGCAAACGGCATTGCGCGAAAATCCATTTGGATGTCTGGTTGAATCTCCAGCCCTCGGCCGTCGCAAAGCGTGTGGCTCTCCGCGCGAATGTCCGCAAACAAAACATCAGGATTGGTCTTATCAAAGTAGAACATCCGACTGCCGCAGCATGCATCAAGTACTTTCACGCTCCCACCCCAAACTTGGAGCGAATGGCCTGAGCGAGTATATCTATGCCAGCCATTTGAGCGCGATAGAAGGGAAACTTTTCAAGATTCGGATTGTGCTTAAGTTGAGCGTCTAAATTTGCGCATTCTGACGCAACTAGACGCGCGAAGGCTTCAAGCATTTCCGGCGTGATGTGCTGATTATCTCGGTCAGCGTCCAGCACATCGACGTATATCTCGGCCTTGCGTGGAATGTCTCGAATGTCCATCCTCAATCCTTTCTCCCGCGCGGTGGGGAGGTTAGTTAGCTTGGCGCGCACGTTCTGCCGCGCGCAATTCCTTGAGTTCTCGTAACCAGCAGCGAACCTCATGCGGGCTGATGCCAGGACGCGGATCGCTTGCCGCGCCATTGCTAGTAATACCGATGATAGAGTCAATGGCAAAGTCCAGCCTGCCATTGTCCGGCACTATCGATGGCCTTTCCTCTCGACGCGTACCGAATACATCTCGCAAAAACTCAGTTATCGGATCGCTCATTTCTTCTCTCCAATGTTGTCCAAAAGGTTAGTATGAGCGGTCAAGCTCGTTAATCAAATGCAGCATGCGCGTCTTGTATTCCTTCGCGCGCTCTGCTGTAATTTCGGTAGGCTTGCTCTTTGCAAGATTATCGAACAGTGAAAATGCAACGCGGATGTCCATGTGTAGCGCCTCCAATACCACGCGCGAAGGCCACGGTCTAGCAATCGGTTTGGAGCCTGTTGCAGCGTCCGCGCGTGGCGGGAATAGCTCGGATAGGTCTACGCCCACAGCGCCCGCTATATCGCCTACAGCGCAGCCCATCACATGGCAATGCAATAACACTGCGCCGTCCGGAGTCTCGTAAATAGACAGCGCGCTACGGTTCTTGCCACCATGAGCCGGGCAACAGGATCGCCAGCGTCCCTTACCGTTCGGTCTGACGTGCTCTAGCCTGGATAGCAGCGCTTCAACCGACATTCTGAGCCTTCCTAAACGACTTCCAAGGCTCCCGCTGCATGACCTCAAGGAATCGCCTATCGCTGTCCGGATCGGGTGGTTTGCCGCTTGGGTAGCGCTTCAGCCAAGCCGCTGACTGCTCGAAAAACTGCTCGATAGTCTCGGGAGGCTCTCGCTCGATCACTCGACCATCAGCTAAGTACATCGTAGTTTTCACACCGCCTCCCGCTCTTGAGTGGATGAGTCGAGATAGCGGTATATGTTGAACGCTGATCGACCGGTAATCAATGCCGATAACCATGCCTGATCGCGCGATTCAACCGTCATATTCTCGCGCATGCAAACATTGTGGAAAGCTGATGTTTCCGCATCCGATGGATAATAGGTGATACGTACGCGCTTCATTCTCTATCTCCGAGGCTTACGTTATGGTTGATGTTGCCGCAGTGGTAGTCATTCGACTCTTGTACAAGCTTCACCATATTGGCTTTGTGGTGGCATGCCGGGCAGCGAGACTTTGCATAGCGCGTATTCAGGATTACTCCGCAACCTGGATTTTCGCAACGCCGCGAACCGAGAGGAGCCAGTAGCAATTCCTTGTCATCGGTATTAGCTAATTGCTCGTCTGAAATATTGGCGCAGTGCGGGCATTTGCTCTGGGTAGAGAGATACTTTTTCTCACAGCGCGCGCATTTTACGGAGGTAATAATCATGCTCGGTCCAATATCTCAAGCGCCATTTCAACCGACCAAACAACTCCGCAAACGCCCCTGTACACGGTCACGGTATTCAGGAATTGCATCTGGTCTTCGGCCATCGGCGCATCTGCATCCCTCTTGGCCTCCAGCCAGAGTGCGCGCCCGTCCTTCATCTGCCCACCAATGTCAGACAATCCTTTGACCGTGTTGAACTGCACATGCTGTTTGCCGAATATGCCGACGCCACGATTGAATATCCCCGCCCATGCCACCTTTGGATGCTTCTTCACGGCCTTAAGAATCGCGTACTTAATCGGAGTCTCGCGCGGCCTATCACTCACCGCCCTGTCGCGCTTGGTGGGAGCGGGCGGTACATCGAGGTCTATCGGCGGCTTACCGGCAGCGCGTGCGTACATGGCTAGCGCGGCTTGGTTGGCTGCGATGGTTTCGCGCAGGGGTTTGCGTCCGCGAGAGGGTTTCATTGCGGATGAGCCGTAGCGCAAGCCCAATTCAATCCCATTACCTCAAGATTGTCCTCTACGAATTCACCTTCGCCGCTCTCAACCTTGGCAATGGCCTCAGCCTCACTGTCAGCCTCGATAGCAATCGTCTGGTCGCCCCTGACTTCTTCGACTGGAATAATTACGTGATAAATCATTTGCTCGCCTCCCTCAAATAAGCCCGTAGCTTCTCTAGCGATGATTCACGCGGGTGCTTCATCTTGTCTAGAAGAAACTTTGTTAGCCAGCTATAGGACACACCAGCCTGAACGGCTATTTTCTCCTTTGGCAGAGGAGAGGCGCGCAGTTTTCGGATAATGGTTTGAGTATTCATCCGCTACTTATACCAAACCTATTTTGAAAGTGCAAGCAATTTAATTGCAATCTTTTTCAAGAAAGTGCTTGCATTTATTTCCGGCTAGGCGCAATATCTCTCCATCGCACCAACAACCCCCGCCGACACAGGGCGGATTTTAGGAGAGTGAGATGGATACGAAATTTCCGGACGTGCATGTGCAGTTGACTGGGGGCGATGGCAATGCGTTTGCGATCATTGGCGCAGTCTCGATGGCTCTCAAGCGCGCCAACCACAAAGAAGCTGCCAAAGAGTTTTCGGAAGCTGCGCTTAAACAACCGAGTTACGATGACTTGCTGCGGCTCGCCATGTCAACGGTATCAGTAGCCTAACGCCCGCCCAGAGAGGAAAATATGAGCAAGCATACGCAGGGACCGTGGAAAATGGACGATGGCCGCATCGTGGTCGGAGTTCGTGAAGACGGCAAGGTTCAGCCAGTCTGCGCGGTATTCGGTATTGTTGAACACGGTGACATGCGTGACAAGGAATGCTCGAATGCCAATGCTGCCATGATTTGCGCTGCGCCTGACCTGTTGGCAGCTTTGCAATGGGTGCAGGGCTATGCGGCGACCGATTCAGTCGCAATGTGGGATGCAGTCAATGCCGCCATCGCAAAAGCCACAGGTGCCGCATGAACGCCCCCACCAAAGAAGAACTGTCCGCGCACTATTTGCGGGAGTTCGACGCCATGCCCAAGCATGATTTCGGAGTCGTACTGGCGAACATGAACGCAATCGAAGCCGAGGAGCGCGCGAAGAAACTGCCTATCTGGGAGGTTATAAGCCGCCTGCAAGCGCTGTTTGATGCGGCGGATGGCGGCAGCGCCCACATCCTGCAAAAGTGCTTAGAAACCCTGCAAACAGAGGCGCGGGGCATCGAGCGGATCGAGCAAGAGCAGGAAGAAGCATACGAAGTGCAAGCCGCCCGCCAATCCAGTGCGGCGCGGAATATTTGAGAAGTTAGTGATTGTGTGAAGCTGAATGGGCGGGTGTCAACTACTGAATGCGCCGGTTGAAGCGGTCTAGAACGTGGATGCCGAAACGGTTTGAGTGGTAGGCCGCAAATGGGGGTCATGTCCCGTTTATAAGCGCCACGTACGGACGTGGGGTAGCAGGTTCGATTCCTGTCACACAATTAGTAACTTTTTGTTTTATCCCTGCGCACCTCGTCTGCGCTTCGGAAAATTTAGAGGAGAACGGAAATGCAAGTAAAGATTGAAGGTTTCATCGTGGCGTGCCAGTGGCATTTCGAGGACAAGCCTGATTACGGCTTCCATACGACCAAAATGGATGGCGCGTCTGATTCTCGGCATCAGTACGTCACCATCTGCCCGCATACGCTGGAATTCGATCTGCCGGATAACTTCGATATGAGTCCTGGCATCATCAAGAATCTGCGCGATGAAAAGACGAAGATTCGCGCCGAGGCAGAAGCGAAGATCACGGCTATCGAGGAACGCATTCAGTCCATGCTGTCCATCGAGAACAAAGCCTAACCCTCCCACCACGCGCAATATCTAAGGAGTTCGGTATGAAGATGCAGTATTGCTTCAATTGCGGTGCGCCGCTCGGTCAGTACCGCTCATGGCCGGGCGACATTGAGTGCTGCGGTCTGCCTGAGTGCGTGCGCGAAGAGCGGAACGCCTATCGCGAGCAGCAAGACGAACGCGAAGAACGTGCGCGGGAAGATGATTACAACCGCTACTAAGGAGCCAGCAATGAGCAAGGAATTACACAATAGCGATACGCCGAGAGTCATGGCAGCGCACAAGCTGGCGGAGGGTCACGGCCAATTGTTTGAGTATGTGACGATTCAGAATTTGGCGTGCGATCTGGAAAGAGAGAACGCGAGGCTACGGGAGGCTTTGAAGGTAATCTCAGAATGGAATTCGTTCCCTGAAACCGGCCAGAAATGGCGCGATGGTACGCCACTGTCTTATGCCGCTGCGTATGGCAGCAATGGCGAGCGTGACTACATGCGTAACGTAGCACAGAAAGCCCTAACCCCATCCGAGTTCGGCGGGTAGATTGGAGAGAAGATGAGCTACAAGATGAAGGAAATTGTAGCAGCGCAAATCGGAAGTGTAATTACTTCTAACCTTGCGCTGTTTAAGGAAATGGTGCTTGCTGGCTCCGATTTCCGTTTGTTTTCTCGCTTTGAAATGGAGTTCATGTCAAACATGGATTTGGGGTCTCAATGGACTGCACTGGCGAACGCTCCGACATGGTTTCTGCTGGATGAGAACGGCAAGCCTAAGTGCGGCAAGGAAACGCTGGCCCAACCGAAGCGCAAGAAAACCGCCCCGAAAGAACGATTGGAGGAATGATGACTCTCTTGGCGCAAGTTCTGTATGACGTTGCCATGTACGCAATCGGTCTTATGCTTGTTCTTACTGAACATTACGGATGGGCCTGGATTCCATTCTTCCTGGCTTGCACAACTACAGTGAAAACTCTCAAATGACAATCGTATATCACGAAGAACTGATACAGGGGTCCGATGAGTGGCATGCGGCTCGGTGCGGTCTGCTGACCGCCTCGGAAATGAAACTCATCATTACGCCGACTCTCAAGATCGCCGACAACGACAAGTCACGCGCGCATGAGTGGGAAATACTCGCGCAGCGCATTACCGGGTACGTGGAGCCTCAGTACGTTAGCGACGACATGTTGCGCGGGGAAGTCGATGAGGTAGAGGCGGTCGACGTTTACGAGCGGAATTATGCCAAAGGAATGGAGGTCCGCCGCGTCGGCTTTGTGACCAATGACCGCTGGGGATTCACCATCGGCTATTCGCCAGATTCGCTGATCGGCCCGGAAGGTTTGATCGAATGCAAAAGCAGGCGGCAGAAATTCCAAGTACAGACCATCGTGGACGGTAGCGTGCCGTCTGATTTTCTAATCCAGTGCCAAACCGGCTTGCTCGTAACCGAGCGCAAGTGGCTGGATTTTGTCAGCTATTCTGGCGGGCTGCCCATGTTTGTTGTTCGCTGCCTGCCGATGCCCGAAGTACAGGAAGCAATCGTTACCGCTGCAACGAACTTCGAAAAAAAAATAGCACTGGCACTGAGCAAATATAAGGACGCTAGCAAGGGGCTGATACCCACGGAGCGCCGCATCGAACAGGAAATGTATCTAGGAGAGCAACAATGAACGATATGTCAGCAGCGATTGTTCCAAAATCAGATCAATTGAACAGTGATGATCTTATTTCCGGGCCTATCACCATCCGCATTTCAGAAGTCACCATCCGCGCCGGACAAGAGCAGCCGGTAAGTCTGCACTATGTAGGCGACAACGGAAAGCCGTACAAGCCATGCAAAAGCATGTCGCGAGTGTTGGTGTTCGCGTGGGGGCCGGATGCGTCTCTGTACAAGGATCGGAGTTTGACGCTTTACCGTGATCCGTCCGTCAAGTGGGGCGGTCAAGATGTGGGGGGGATTCGTATATCGCACATGTCCGACATCCCCGAGCCTCTCACAATGGCCCTGACAGCCACCAAAGGCTCGCGTAAGCCGTTCCGAGTGCTGCCCCTGGTAGTTGAGGCGGAAACGGATTGGAAGGCTGCTATCGAGGCTGTGCAGACGGTTAAAGAGCTTGGCGAACTGTGGGAGAGAATCCCGGCAAGTAAGGCGAAAACAGCACTCGCAGGATTGAAGGACTCGCGCAAGATCGCGCTGACGGCAGCACAATCAACCGAAGTCTAGTTTGGAGGGTGGCGGGATGAGCGAATTTGATCCGGTGGCGCATGCATTGAAACGGGGCATGGAATACCCATACGACGATACATATAAGGGTGATGTTGATTGGGCGCACAAGGCGGCGAGGGCTATCCTATACGATTTCAGCGATAGGAAGGGCATTAAGCATGCGCTTTCCGATGTTGATGAGGAGATACGGATTGAGATTGTCGAGGCAATGGCCTCTTATATTCGCCGCGCTGCCGAGACGCCAATATGATCCTCGACACCCTAAACGAAATCTGCCGCGAAGTCCTGGAAGGCTGGAAGCAGGAGGATCGGGAGGCAGAGGCGCTTTATTACGGCCATCTACGCCATTTAAACGAAACTTGGATGGATGACATTCAGCGCCGGCAGATGGTCGGCGTGGCGTGGGAGATTGCGGCAACAATTGCTATTCTCGGCGGCTTCGGCCTTCTTATTTACTTTATGGAGAGCATGCGATGAACTACTTGAAAATCCAAGACCCGATGTGCCTGACTTTCGTTAAGGTGGCGAAGGAGGAAAAGGAGAAGAAGCCGGACTTTGAGAGGGGAGAGTGGCTGCCCGTTGATGAAGCCGACAAGATTCTTACCCGTGCAATCGAACAGGCTACCGAGGAAATGGCGCATCAGCCAGACGCCCCGCAATCCCCCGCAGCGCCGGAGTTGAAAGAGGAAGTACCCGAAGTAGGCCGCATGTACGTGATCGAAACCGACTTCGGCCCGCGCTATTCCTATTTCAAAGGGAAAGGCTGGTCATATTTCGATGTAGAGCTAGCCCGCATGTACGAATGCCGTAACGACAACGTCATGCACATGGAGCGTTTCCCGTTTCGCTCCCTCAACCCCACCGAGCAAGCCGAATACGACGCCCTGACCGCCCAGCACGCCGGGCCGGTGGCGGATGGGGATGGGTGGATCGAGTGGAAAGGTGGGGAGTGTCCGATTCCGCGCGACGCCAAGGTGTTGATCCGTTGGGGAAGCGGTCACGAAGAAAAGCGTCCAATATCCGCAGGTTCTGTGTTTTGGGAATATGGCGGAAAAATGGAATCCGGCTGCATCATCGCCTACCGCCTCGCCAAACCGCAGGAGGGCCAATCATGACCGAGCAAGAATTGCAGGAGTTGTCGAGGAAGGCGGCGGGATTTCTTCCATCATTGGTTGCTGATGGGCCTTTATTTGGAAGGTCCGCTTGGTTGCATGGTTATCACTGGTTAGACGGCATTGATGCAGTGACGGCTGACAAAATGGATATTTACTGCGCAAAAATATGGCTTCACGAATCTACTGAAGCCTGTGCAGAAATTATGATACGCGCACTTCCTAGCGATCTTTCGATGTGGAAACTAGACGGAAAACAGTACATCGCCCATCTCGCCGACTGCCGAATAATCGGCAGATCGTCTAATGAATCAAACCCCATGCTCGCCTTCCGGGTCGCCGTCCTGCGCGCCCTTTGCGCATTGAAAGGATAGCCGTGAACAAAGAGCAGATTGAGGCGCATACAGCGCTTGACGAGTTTATCAATCAGGTCAAGAACGCTTGGTCGGTATCTTTTTGTGCGGCCAAGGGAGTGACGGGCGATGTGGCTGACGACATCATAGAGCAGATGTTCGGCCAGCATCGATCAATCCAGGGCTCGCTGCAAAAACTCCGCGCCACCCTCGCCAAAGCAGGCAACAATGGCGGGCAGGGGGAGGCGTCCGAACACGACGCCAAGATCATTGCTGACCTTGAGGCAATGGCAGCAGACCACAGCAACGGATTTTGGCCTTCAGCATTGGCCATCGGGGCATTGCGCTTGATCCGTGCCGCCTCTCCCACCGCGCCCGTAGCAGGGCAAATAACCGGTGCCGTGCAAGCGGAAACGGATCGGTGCGCAAGAGCAGTGGCAAACATAAGTTGTCCGGACGGATTGCTTGCCGATGGGTATACGCTCGGCTGGAATAGCGCATTGCGGGCGGCCAATGACGCGATCCGCTCTCGCCCCTCCGCTGAGAGTACCGGCACCGCACAAGCAGCGGGGTGGAAACTTGTGCCGGTGGAGTTGACGCTGGAGATGGGCAACGCCATGAACGACGCCGAGCAATTCCCGTTTTCCACAAACAACAAGATGTTCTGGGAAGACGTTTGGAAAGCCGCATTAGACGCCGCCCCTCATCCTGCCAGCGCTGAGAGTGGCGGGGCGGGGGAGGATGCCAAAGATGCGGCGCGGTATCGGTGGCTGCGTAAGGATCGCGAGGTTCTTCTGCTAACTGGCTTCTTTGGAAACGGCTGCATAAACCGCACCATCGAAGAAGTTGACACGCATATCGACGCAGCCATAGCAAAGTCCGCTGTTGCCGAGCGAGACGGGAAGAAGGGGTGAGGGATGCTTAATCTGTTAAAGCGCCTCTATTGTGCGGCTATGGGGCATTCATGGCTCCGCTGTTATCCGAAAGACCGCATCGAATTTTGTTGTTGTATCTGCGATCTTGTTTGCCGCGTGGACTTCGAGCCAGGGACGGCTAACGAGGTCCGTTTTAAGACTTCTATTGGTGAGCGCCCCGGAGAATTGCCGGACTAACCACCCCTCTGAGCCTACGGAAGGATAGAACATGAGCGAAGCAATTCAGACCGGAACTCTAATTTCGGTCGCGCCAACAAAGTGCTGGATCGAGAAAAGCTTTACCGGCGACAAGAAAATATTCCTTCAACATGAAGGCTGCGAGCCGTTCCAATTTATCACTGTTGGGTACGACTATCGTTACACCAGCAATGGGCATCAGTACGACATTTGCGAACAGATCGTGCGCAGTCTTGGCTTCGAGCCGGTCTGGAAATAGCCCTCACCAAACCCAAGGAGGGTTAAGCCGTGGAGTTGAATAGAGAGCAGATAGAGATTCGCTTCCAGGTGTTGCGCGGCCTGTTGCCGCCGTCTGCCCACCCGGAATTGCAACAGTTAGTGCAGGCTGCTTTGTCTGCCCTCTCCCCTGCCAAGGTGGAGGGGGTTGAGCCGGTGGCGTGGCGCTATCAGCCGGAAGGCTCGGCACAGTGGGTACTGGTCAATCGCAGGGATGGAATGTCCTGGGCCGATGCCAAGCGGGGAATTGTCCCCGAACCTCTCTACACCGCCGCCCAGCTAGCCGCCGAGGTGATGAAGGAGAGGGAGGCTATCGGGTTTGCAATCCTCGCGACGATGGCGCTGCTAGTAAAAGAGCCTTCCGATCACGCCGACTACGAGACGCAGAATTTCAACGCCGGCCTAGACGCTGCCGAACAAGCCGCACAAGAAGTCATCCGCGCCCGCTCCACACCTACGGGAGAGAAACCGTGATCCGCGCACTAATCGCAGACATTTTGGACTTACTCGCGTTTTGCGAGGAACTGCCGGGGATGAGGGAATGAAAAAAGTTAGCGCAATAGACGACCGTTACATGAAAATGGCACGCGAACATATCGAAAACGCGCGCGCCAAGTTATTCCATTTACCCGCGAGCGCTACTGTTCTAGAAATCGGTCCGCAATCACATATGCGCAAGGGCGATACGACATGGCACACGCTCGACATTGTTCCTGGTTGCACGTATCAATACGACATTACGAAGCGAACTCCGCTGTCGAACAGTTTCTACGATGCCGTTCTGTGTCTCGAAGTCCTCGAACATGCACTCGATCCGTTTGCCGCGATCAAAGAGATTCGACGCGTTCTGAAGCCGGGCGGGATGCTCGTAGCATCGACGCCATTCAACGCACGTATCCACGGTCCCGCGAACGACTGCTGGCGATTCACCGAGCATGGAATAAAAGTGCTGATGCGCGATTGGGATGACTTGCAGATTGACATATTGGAGTCGGATCGGTTTTTGTGTCCCATACACTATTCTTGGATTGCGCACTGCAACAAAGAAAAAAATGTAACCGACGATGAGGTTACTTCTACATTTAGGTGGATCGTGTGATCAAGATATTTCGTACCCGCTATGTTTCGCTGTGGATATGCCCAACTTGGTTTTTTGGGTATCAATCGTTTAAGGACGGATGGTTGAACTGGAAATGGGAGATTCATCTGTTCATTATTCCGGTGCTTTGCATTGGTCTCACTTTCTATGGAAAGAAGCATCCGCATCCTCTTACCGGGATTATCAAATGAACAACGAATTCGAACAAAACGGCTACTTGCTGCACCGTCGCCTGATCGACTCCGATACCGTCAGCGCATGGGCGGCACTCTACGCATCGTTAGCCGATCCGAATCGTGTTCCAGAGTTCAATCCTATCGCAATAAACGATGATCGCATGCAGCCGCTACTGTCCCTGATCGCGCGTCATCCGTCCATTCTCGATGCCGTGGAGGAGGTATTCGGACCGAACATCGCGCTCTACAATCAGCGGTTCGTGGTCAAGGATGCGAAGTCGCGTGATGCCGTGTTTTTGCATCAGGACACGCCGTATCACATTGGCTGGCCCCGCAAACTGTCGGCATTCGTGGCACTCAGTGAATCAAAGATGGAAAACGGAGGTTTATATTTGCGCCGTGCCACCCATGTATGGGGGTATCTCGGGGATGCTGGCGAATTGAATCCTGAGGTGCTTGGCCCTAACCAATGGCTCAATGCCATCGACATGCATCCTGGTGATGTTCTGCTCATGCACTCCGCATGCTGGCACGGTTCATACGCGCACACAGAAGGTCCAGACCGCGTTCTTACCGACATCATCTACCAGCCTGCCGACGATCCGAGCGGGAAAAAGTTGATGCGCGGAACTTGGAAAACGAACGATCATATTCAGGATGAGCAACGCGCTAACATGTTCATCCGCTCGCGGACTTCAAGGCTCAAAGAATTGCAGGAACAACTGGACAAAAAATGACTGAACCCGCAGGCACCCCCGTAGAATCCCTGAACCTCGAACCATTCGAGCGCGTAGTCTACCTGCGCGACGGATCGCCGGAGAGTTTCGAGGCATGCGCCAGAGAGCTTTACGGCATCCTACAGCGAATCCGCAAAGGCTCCGGATTCTTCGGCTGCACCGAGGATCAATTGCGCATCCTGCACACGCGATTGGCTGGCGCGGTCACGTCACTGTTCACCGATCCGAAGTTTTTCATCAGCGCTGACGGATTCGTGAGGCTGTGCGCCGAACACACCACGCTGCATTCGATATTCCGCGCATCCTCCTACGAGACGATGGATCATGTTCTAAGCACCATCGGCACGCGACCGGCAGATGAGCCATTACAAATGCAGTTCGCGGCAAATACCATCGCGCAATTGCTCCTTTGCTGGTCGCTAGAATCCGAAGTCGAGGTTGATTTCGACGTACTCTACGCAGCAGCACCGGAAGCGACTCACGCCGCAATCATCGGCATGCTGGCAATCGGCGTCACTCATACGGAGCGCGCCTACAAGCGGCGTCTGCATCTTATGTCACTACGGCATATCCTGTGCGCGCATCCGCTGCCTGACGCGCTCCTGCTGTGCGCTGGCGACTTGTACATGCACTGCACGTATACGGATGCGCCAGACAAGCACGAAGCAAAAAAAATAGTGAATACATGGATGCGCGACTTGGCGTTTTCGCGTACCGAAGTGCGGGAATGCACGCGCAAACTCGTTCGGAAGGAGCGTCCTACCATCGTTGTCCCTGTCGAGTGGTTCGGCTCGCATCACGCCATGTTTCGCTGCTATGCGCCTAGCATGCGACAACTCAAGGAACGCTTTCGGCTCGTCTGCATCTACCGTGATACCGAGATAGATGAAGGCGGCATGGCGGTATTCGATAAGTGCGTGAAGCTGCCCGGCGATGCGGTAGCTATTTCAACGATTATGGAGGTAATTCATGCGGAAGAACCGGATATTATGTTCTACCCGAGTGTTGGGATGGCCGCTTGGTACGTCGCGCTTTCCAATATCAGGATGGCGCCGATACAGGTTTGCTGCCCTGGGCACCCTGCCTCGACATTCTCGAACGTCATGGATTACATGGCGTGTGAAGAAGACTTGTTCGGAGTTCAAGACCGCTATTCTGAACGACTCGTTGGCCTTCCGGTCGGGGCGGCAAGGTATATTCCGCGCGAAGGCGTCACCGTACCTGTACCGATGGGCGCGGATGCTCGATCCGTTCTCCGTGTCGCTATCCCGGCAATGGCCGTCAAAATCATTCCGCCATTTTTATCCGCTCTCAAGGAAATCAAGTCGGCTTGCCAGAATGTGGAATACCATTTCTTCCCAAATCAAGTAAGCTTGGCGCACTACGTCTGCGCAAAGGACTTGCATCGCTGGTTCCCAGATTGCGTAGTCCATCCTCGCTCCTCATATCAGGAGTACATCGACAATCTGGCTTCGTGCAAACTCGCGCTGTCTACGTTCCCGTTCGGTGGCACGAATAGCATCATCGACTGCTTTTTGTATGGCGTGCCGGTTGTTACCCTGGAAGGGGATGAGATTCACCAGAGGTCGGATGCTTCGATGATTCGGCGGATGAAGTTTTTACGCGGGGGATTGATTCATCAAAACGTGAAGTCATTTATTAACGGGGCCGTAGAAATTATTAAATCCGGTGATTTCAATTTCATCCCTATTATGTCAACGGATTATGAGTTTTTCGGTGAAGGATGGCCCGCAGTCCAAGGAAAATTTCTAGCGGCCTTCGAGCAACTGTACGAGGAGAAACTGAATGAGCAGTCGTGAACTACTGATGCACACGCTGGCAACGGACGTGCTAGACAAGCCAATCGACGGGATCACGGAGGAAACAATCCTCGATCCGTGGGACTCGCTCTGCCACATCGCCACCATCGCCGTCATCGATGAACTGACTGGCAAGGTGGTTAACGGGAGCGCTGTATCCGAGTGCAAGACGGTTAGTGACGTGCTACGGCTGGCGGCTCTATGATTGCCGGAATCGTCGCCGCAGTACCAGCAAATCGCGTTGTCAACGAGGACGAAACATTCGTCAAGGCAACTGGAATCAAAGAACGCCGCGTCGCAACTATCGATCAGGACAGCGTAGACCTCGGATACATGGCTGCCATTGAGTTGATGCGCGAACTCCACTGGCTGCCATCTTCCATCACAGCAATCATCGTCGTTACGCAAACGCCAGCTAACGCGATGCCAGGAAACGCGGCCATCATCGCAGACATGATCGGCTGCAAGTGTCCGGCATTCGACGTGAACATGGCATGCAGCGGGTACGTATACGGTATGGCGATTGCGGACAAATTCGCCGGACAAGGAAATGTCCTGCTGATCGTCGGTGATACCGTTAGCAAGATGGTCGAGCTATGGGACAAACCGACCGGTATGCTGTTCGGTGACTGCGTGACCGCCACTGGCATCGTCTCCAAGCACCGCGATGATTTCGCACTAGGCACGGACGGCAGCGGTCACGACAAACTGATCGCCGATCCGAAGATTCGCATGAACGGCGCTGAGGTCATGACGTTCGCACTGCGCACAGTGCCGCCTCTGGTTGAATTTACGACCGCTGATCGCTACGTAGAAGCATTCCTATTTCATCAGGCAAACGAAATGATACTGAAGCACTTGGCAAAAAAATGCAGCATTCCGCTCGATCAAATGCCGATGAACATTGCGAAGTACGGAAATACTTCCAGCGCGTCGATCCCACTACTCATGTGCGATTCGAGCATCACGCCGGAATTGCTGAAGCGGCATGTCGCATGCTGTCTCGTCGGATTTGGTGCCGGATGGTCATGGGGCGCTACGGTTATGGGCATCGGGCCGCTCAAGGTTTGCAAAGTTGTGGAGGGCGCATGAAATATCTCGTAACCGGTCTAAGCGGCTCTCTCGGAATGCATATTTATGCGGCACTGCACAAAGAGCATGAGATTGTGGGGTGGCTGCACGAAGACCCGATAATGCCGGATGGTGAGTTCGATGCTGTCATTCATTTGGCTGGTAAGGAGATACTTGCACCACTCGGACTAGCATCGCCAGAGCGCTTCGATATGTCCTTTCGTTCTGTGACAATGTTGATGCAGATTCTTGCGCGAGCCTCCATCGGCAAGGTCCGCGAAGATGGCTCAATCATCGCCATGTCGTCTGTAGCTGCGGTCTGCGGCGTGCCCGGCATGTCGCTCTATTCAGCGGCCAAGGGCGCAACAGAAGCGATGGTGCGCTCTGCCGCTATCGAACTTGCGCCGAAGAAAATCCGTGTTAACGCCATCCGCGCAGGCGGATTCTCCGGCGCGATGAATGATAGGATCGCCGCGAAGATCGGTGCGGCTGGCGCGGAGAAGTACGCCGCAAAACATCCTCTCGGCATGGGCGAACCGCAGCATATCGTGCAGGCCATCCGGTTCCTGCTCGAAAATGACTGGTCAACCGGGTCAATCCTTACCGTGGATGGTGCATATAGTGCTCAATAATCCAATCAAAGTAATCATTGCAGGGCATGGTGGTTTCGCAAAGGAAATCGCTGCATGGCTTGGCACTCGCGGCGTCACGGTGAATCAATTCTTAGCAGATGAGGATATTCATTGCGAACCCATCGACATGCACGAACACAGGATGGGAGAGCAAGTTCTGGTTGCAATTGCCGATCCGAGCGGACGCAAAAATGTTGCCATTCGGCTAGCGAAGCGAGGCGCTACATTCCATTCGATGCTTTTCAACATCGGCCCACCCACCGGAAAAATCGGCATCGGCTCGATTACCTGCCCGTACTCCGTCATATCGAGCAACGCGCAAGTCGGCAAGTTCTGCCACCTAAACCTGCACGCTACCGTAGGCCATGACGTGAAGATGGGCGACTACTGCACTCTCTCCTCGCACGTCGATATCTGCGGCAACGTCGAGGTCGGAGAAGGCGTTTTCTTCGGTTCGGGTGCGCGCGTTTTGCCGGGCGTGAAGATTGGCTCATGGGCACGAATAGGAGCGGGCGCGGTCATCGTGAAAGACGTACCCGCAGGCGCAACGATGTACGCACCGGCTGCAAAACGATTATGAGTTCCGGCTGGATTATCGTAGGACTTCTGTTCGCGATATTCGGCATGATGGTTTTGATGTGTTTTATTGATAAGGACAATGAAGATGAATAACTGGCTTCTAATCGGGCACCGCTCAGATTTCGCAAATCCAGGCGATTACATCCGCATCCCGATAGACGGCAGCGAAATGGTTGCCTACAAAGACGGTGGAAATATCGTCGTAACTGACGGTCTGTGCCCTCATCGCGGCACACAGATTTTCAAAGACAACCACGGCAACGCGCCAATGACGTGTCCCTATCACGGCTGGTCATTCCGCAATGGGCAGACCAATGTACCATGCCGCGAGAACTATAGCGAAGCCGAACTAGAAAAAGCCAAGTTCCATCAGTACATGACATGCTGGGTCGGTGACTGGCTGTTCGCGTCAACTGGCGAACTCGGCTATCCGGTGCCAGAGGGAAACATCCGTTCGATACTGGAATCCATCAAGATCAACAAGCGGCATTCGGTCGATGCGTTTCCCATGTCGTGCGACTGGCGCGTGGCTATCGAGAACACGCTGGAGGACATGCACATTCCCACGGTGCACCGCGATACGTTCGGCAAGGTTAATCTCAAGCGCATCGACATGCAGCGTGAAGGGCCTCATTCCATCGCGCTATACGAAATCACGGACAAGCGCACGCTGGAGCTTACGGACCGGCTGTCGAAGTCATTCAGCAACGTCAAGCCGAACGAATATTTCCACCTGTACCTGAGCCCCTACGCGTGCCTGTCATCGCTGGGCGGATTCACGTACTCGCTACAACATTACCTGCCGTCTGGCGGCTGGACTTCGTTCACGTCCAGGCTGTACACAGGCAGCCAGCGCCACGATGCGCCAAACATGAAATGGTTCTACGAGGAGGCGCGTACGTTCAACCATATGGTGTTTCAGCAGGACGCCGAAATATGCTCGCGCGTGAAAGGCTGGGGGCACGCGCTGTCTACGGACGAGGAGCGCGTGCGGTGGTTCAGGGAGTCAACCGGTACGTTTGACTCCGGTTGGCATGCGACTTAGGCGCCGCTTCCTGCATCCTGCTGATCCGCAAAGCCACCAAGCGCATTGACCATGGCAACGACTCCATTGACGACGTTTTCGGTGTGCGTGGCGTTCGGCGCCTGATTCGACAGCGATTCATTCAGCGCCGGAGCCACAGCAGAAATCATGCCGACAGCCGCTGCAAGTTTTTCCTTGCCGGACGGCTTCTTCGCCATCGTGTTCGAGATGGTTTCGACAGTTTGCACGACACCAAGTACGGTCGGCAGGTATTGCATCAGCAATGCGAGGAAGTTCATAAAATCTCCTTAGTTATCTTCTGCGGCGTATTCAAGATTGGTTGCGCCGCGAACCATCCAGCCATCATCAAACACATCGCCGGGAATCGCCGCCCAGAATCGCAGGCGTTGGGCAATTACCAGCATGAGAACATCGCTTAACTCGCGGGAGCGTACAGCCTCAACCGTCTTGGCGCCGATGATCCCGTCATCCTGTACACGTACGGCCCGCTGTAGCATGCGCTTGGAATTCCGAATGCCGTGATTGACTGCCTGATCGAATAACTGAAACGCGATGGCGAAATGAAACTGCGCCATCTGTCCAGCAGTCCAGAAGTCCTTATAGTAAATCTGGCGAGCATCTTCGCGGGTCAGTGCTTTGATATCCACGTTCGGATACGAACGCTTGCTGATACCCCAATTCGTCTCGCCGCCCGGATCGGCTGGATGATTGACGTAACCGCCCTCATGTCCTATCAGGCGGTCAAAGGCGGTATAGAATCCGGTCATTTTTTGATTTGCATCGAACGCAAACTGGCGGGCATGGTGAGACGCAATTTCTCGCGTTCCTCCATCGGCAAACTGAGCATGTACGCTGTCGTCTCGTTGCTCTCTCGAATGGCCTGCATCAACTCGGAATGCCGTGCTTTGGCATTTGCCTCACGATCCTGCGACCACGCTTCGCTTTTCCACGCAACCACACAAACAAAGGCGCAAAACAAGCACGCTACCAGCGCGCCTGTACTTCCCCTGAAATCCACAGAGAACCAGCGAGACTTGACTTTTAGTGACTGGTCATCGTCTTGCGGACGCGGCGTAGTCATTTCTCACCCTCCCCAGAGTGGTTATTCCGGCTTGCTGATCCCTCGACCTTTCCCGAGGGGGTACGTGTAGATGGTGTTGCGGAGCGCTTTCGCGGGCGTGCATTCGGTGCCGGGCTTCGGGAATGCGCCATACCAGCAAGTTTGCTGTTTGGTCAGCGGAACCTTCGTAGCAGCCTTGCGCTGTTTGCTAAGAAACTCACTCATTTTGAACCTCCTGTTGCGTGGACTTGCGAAGTTCGATGCGGATTAACGGCCAATATACCAAGACTGCAAACAGGCTGGCAATAGCGGCGCGCTCCCATGTCGGCAACCATAGCGCGTAGGCAAATAGCCCGATGCAGGCCAACATGCCGATTACTGTAAGAATGCGCTGACTTAAAACGCGCAATCCGATTTGTCCAAATCTTACGAGTGCTGCAATTTCTTCGGGTTTCATTCTTGCTCCGGGTCTGGGGGTGGAGGTTCGCGTTCATCATCGTCGGCATCATTGTTGAATCCGGCGCCGTAACCGTGATCTTCCACGTTCAGGCGAATGCTTTCAACTTTGATTTTTCTGTCTACAGCCTTAAAAACATCGGTAACGCTATATTTCTGCTTCCTGCGAACCTTGCCGTTTTCATCAAGCTTCGGCTTTCCATCGGAGTCTAGCATTGGTTCGGTGGCTTTTAAAGTGACCTCTTTTATAAGGTCATCAACCACCTTGATTAGCTTTGGATCGACCTTTCCGCCATTACCGGCCATTTGTAGCCTCCGCAGAGCTTGCCACACCAGCCAATTCCAGCGCACGCTTCATTCCTGGCTGCTGCAATTCCATCGCCAGAGTCGGTGCGTTCGGGTTTTTCGGCTTCATTGCCATGTTTTGATAGATTTGCGAAGTTAGGATGTTACGCGCAGCAGGACGAGCACCGAGAACAAGCGCCTCTTTCAGAGCAGACGGACCGCCGATAGTCGCCATGAGCGCGTCAAATCCGGTAGCGCCAGTCGAACCCATTTTCTCGGCACGTTGGGCCGACTTCGGAAACTGAGCCGCGAATTTACCGACTGCCAGTCCTTCGCCAGACAGCGGCTTGCCCGCCTCGAACGCCTTGCGGTACACGTCAGCATTGATATTCCCCGTCGTGTCATTCAAAGCCTTGTCAGCGGCGTAGGTCTTGGCAATCTGGGTACGCGCTTGCTGATATTTCTCACGCATCGCCTGGACTGCCGCAGCCTGATCCGGCAGCAAGGACGGGTCTTTAGCCATTACATCTAGATGACGACCAAGCTGATCATCAAGCGCTTGAGCGGCGGATTTGAACGCCTTCCCCAAACCTGGATCGCGTGCGGCGTAGGCTTTGTCCGCATCGGCACGGAGCAATTTCACTTCTTCAACCAGTGCGGCAGCATCCATTTGCGGCGTGCGCAGTCCTTCCAGCGTCTTGGCGAACGGGTTCTCCGAGCGATGGCTAAACGACTTCGCCGCCGTATCGTAATTTTTCGTGATTTCGGCCAAATCGGCTAAATACTGCGCATCAGCGCGAATCTGACCTGCGCCCTTCACATTCTCGTAAGCTTTTCCGGCCTCCGAGCGGACACGTGCCAATGCTTCGCGCGACAGCGGCACGTCCTCTGGTAGACCGACATCCTGCCGAATTAGGTCATTGGTCGTCGGCTGGTTTTTTTTGCTCGCCAGCTTCGAGGTTTTCGGCTCGCCTGCCAGTCCTTCGATAGCGCGCGTGATTCCTCCCGCAGCAGTTCCGGCCTCATTTGGCGCAACCACGTAGCCAGCATCCCTAGCGGCGGTCAGACCCTCATTCACTTTTTCGGCTTCGGCAATCTTGCGCACGCCAGCCGGTGAAGCACGTTCCGCTTGTTGCGCCGCAGCAATTGGCTTGGCTACACGGCTGGCACCCCCGCCAATCATCATCGGAAGCGCATTGATGCCGGTCGTGGTTGCTGTCCCGAGAATTGGCGAGCCGGTGTAGTCCGTGACCTTCCCGCCGCGCCGGTCTGCGTCCGCAGCCAAGGATTGCAGCGGCTTGGTTGCAATGTCCAGCGTCTTTTTACCGCCCTCGGTGCGCGGTTTGTAAGTTAGCGCCTCGCTGACACGTTCAGACCAGTCTGCGCCCTGTCCGGGCGGTCCCGGCAGCACGGAGCCAGCCAGCCCAGAAATACCGCCCAAAGGCGCGGCAACGGCCCCAGAAACCATTGACCAGCCAGGTTCGATATAAGCCCCTACCGTGTTCTTGGCGGCGGCTGCTAAGCCGGATTCTGGCGGTTTGACGGGCGGGATTGGCGTAGGCGATGGCGAGCCGGGTCCGGCATCCGGTACAAACCGGCCACCAGACGGCGCGGCGGGGGCGTCAGGAACGAATGCCATTTACTGCCAAGTCCCCGAAACGCCATTGATGATGACTTTCGTGCCGGGTTTGATGCCAGCGGCGGTAGCCTCTGCTTCGTTGGCAAACGTCGGGACTTGATCCGTGGCACGGCGCCCCGGATTCGGCGTAGTGCCAGCGCCATATCCTTTGTTCATCCGATCACGGATCAAATCCATTTGCTGCTCAAGCGTAATTTTCCGGTTGTCGAAGTCGTTTTTCAGGAGGTCAACCGTGCCGACAATCTGCTGCGCAGACGCGCCCGGAGCCAGGAAGTGCTCAACCTCTTTGCGCGCACTGTCTGTCAGTTGGCCGCTCAGATTCGGGTTCGTGAGGATACGCGCCGCTTCCGTGCGGTAAATCTGCAACTGAGCATTGAACTTCGCCACGTCCGGATCGCCGGTAGCCTGCCGACCGGCACGAATCCATTTTTCAATGACGGGCACGCCGGTAGCATCAACCTTGTTCGCGAGTTGCTTGAGCATTTCACCGTTTCGTACAGCGGTCTGTTCGAACGCCGTCACGGCATCGTAGCTCTGGGTCAGTTTGTTCAGAGAATTCGAATCGGCGCGAATCTCCGCTCGACGTTGCGTCATGCCGGGGCCACCCTCCGCACCAAGAATTTCAGCCATGCGGTTCTGAATCTTGCGCAAGTCCTCGGCACCTTGCCGACCGCGACCAATATTTACCAGCGCGTCCTTATTCTTCAAGGCTTCTCGCGCTAGATTTTCAACTGCTGCCTCACTCAAGCCAGTACCGCCAGCCTGCGCACCCAAACGCTGCTGAAACTGGCGCTCCTGCTGATCCATCTTCGCCATCGTAATAGCGAACTGCTGATCCGCCTTCCGCGCAGCCTGATCCATCTTCGCCATGTTCTCGACGTGGCGGATCATTTCGGACGCGTCTTTCATTTGAAGGGTAGCGAGGCCGACCGTATCGTTGTACTTCGTGGCGATGAGCTGCCATTCCTGCATCAGGTTGCCCATGTTGTTCTTGTTCTTGGTCCACGCGTCGGTGTACTCCTGATGCGCGAGTTGATTCTTCGCTACCGTCGCGTCCATGTTTTGCTTGAACGCAGCCGAGTCACGCTTGAAGCGTTCGGCATCGCCTTCCTGCAAA